TTATCGTGAGTTGGGAGTAAAGTTATTAACAGCGGTCGCCAGTTTGGCTAAAGCTGCGTCGTTGAGGTCATCGGCAGCGCCCGGCGTACCGTTATTGTGGGGCGTCGCGCCCGGCATACGCCCATTTAACGCATTGAACAGTTTTCTGCGTTCCGCGCGGGGGACATGGGATTTCGCCAGTAACGCATCCAGTTTACGCATGGCGGCCTGCGGACTGTCGTTGCCGTCATCAACCACATCGGCGGTTAACATCCCATCGGCAAACCCTTGTGTGAGCGCATCGGTATGGTTAATGAACGTTTCATCGTCCATCATGCGGACAAGGGTGTCTTTGTCGATACCGGTCCGGGTGGCATAGATATCGACCAGTGCGTCATCAAACGGTTTCAGTGCGGCCGCTACCGCGAACAGGTCATTTTTATTGCCACAACAACACGTCCATGCGTTATGGATCATGAGAAATGCGCCGTGCCCCATCTTGATTTCATCGCCCGCCATCGCAATAATGGAGGCAGCGGAGGCCGCGAGTCCCAGCACATTCACCGTGACTTTGCCGCCGTGGTTGCGCAGCAGGTTATAAATGGCGATCCCCTCAAACACATCCCCGCCCGGACTGTTGATATTGACGATGACGTCTTGGTTACCTATCGCCCGCAGCGCCCCGGCGACCCGTTTCGCGGTGATCCCTTCATCCCAGAAACTCTCGCCAATCACGTCAAGCATAGACAGGGTGTTATCCGTGTTCGCAGCCTTAATGCCGCTGTTCCATTTGTCGAGGGCTAAAGGTCTCACCTCGTGGGAAGCCGCCTTCAACGGCCTGCCCTCGGGGGCAGCGGGCATTTTGTGTTTAATCATCATGATGGTTGTCCTCCGGTCGCAGTTTTGGTTCGGGGTCTTCCCCAAGCAGATCTATCGGGGTCAGGTTCAGTTGCACGGTGAAGACGTCACCGCCTTCAATCGGGGGTAAATTCTCTTTACGCCTGACCTCATTGCGGCTCATCCAGGCGTTTTGTAATGCGGTGGCATAATAAGAGGCCCGGCCCCGGCTATCGGCCCGCAGCAGCCCTTCCACATTGAATTCCGCGTAATAATCACTGTCGGAATCCAGCAGACAACGCGAGATCTCCTGTTCAATATTGACCAGTAATGGCCTGAGGGTGTGCGTCAGGAACTGCATATTCATGCCCTCCAGTGAGGAGGCCCAGCTGGATTGCTTTGTGGCGTGACCGACCATCACGGGCGGCACCCGGAACCAGCGGCAAATTTCTTCCACGCTGTAGGCGCGGCTCTGTAACAGCTGAGCCGCCTCCGGGTTCATGGTGATGTTCTGATAGGTCAGATCCGCCGGCAGTACCATCATTTTTCCGGCGTTTTTTGACCCGGTGAAAGTGGTGATATGTTTTTGAATAAGCTGAGTTTGTTCTTCGGTAAGATCCGTTCTCGCCGAGATGAAGCCCGAGCTTTGCAGCCCATGCTCAAAGACTTTGGCCGCCGCCTCATCCGTGGACAGCGCGGCCCCAATCACATCCCGCCCGGTTTTAACCGGAATGAGTCCGCTCAGCCCGTCGACCCCGAATCCCCGGATATGCATCATGTGCTTGGCCGGAATAACCCGGCGCTCCCCCGGATTTTTGCCGGTGGTATCGGCGTAGGTGTATTCAATCTCCCCGCTCGGCAAGCGCTTGACCGTCATGTTTTGCGGGAGCAACGGGAGCAGGGCCACCAGTTTGTGACCAATGAACTTCTTTTCAATGAACGCATTGCCGCGCAGGCAGAGACTGGCGACCACGGTTAACATAAACCGGGATTGTGTCATCTCCAGATTCGGCCGGTGACACAGCACCGGATAAACTAGGTGGTTTTTCGCCAGTTCGCGCGAGCCATCATCCTTTGAGTGGTATATCTTGAGCGGGAGGGTTGACACCGTTTCACTCAGTAACCGGACACACGCCCAGACCGTGGACAATTGCAGGGCATTATCTGCGCTGACGGTTTTGCCGCTGCTGCTGGTCCCGACCCATTCCTGCCAGAACGCACCGTCCAACAGCCCTATCGGTACCCCCATCCAATTCAGGAGGGCACTTTTGATTTTTCCTATTTTTTTCGTCATTTATACCCCTGCCATGATTGGGTTTCTGAGGAAGGCATCGAGACCGGCGGTACTTTTCGCGTGATTCAGTGCCCCGGCGGCCATCACTAAGGCGATCATGCCATCCATGCGACCGGTGGATTTGTCTTTTGCCAGCTTCCGATTGCCGGCGGCGTCCTGCTCAACCACCGCGTTTGCGGCACACATGGTCAGGACAGGGTGGTTGGCGTGATTTATCTGGCCTTCCAGTAATAACTGCTCCGTTTTATCCATGGCCGGCGACATGTCCTTATAGCCCTGCCCGAACTGTGCCATTTTCAGGGACAGCCCAACCCGCCTGGCTTCTTTCTTAAAAATGTCAATGCGCCATCGGTCAAAATTAAGCATCTCGATATCGTATTTATCGGTAATTTCAGTCAGTTCTTTCACGATGTATTCATAATCCACCGTAGCACCCGGGGTGGTACGCAGAAAACCCTGCTTCTTCCACACGTCGTAAGGCACACGATCCGTTTTCGCCCTGTCGAGCAGGGTCTTATCCGGTGTCCAGAAAAACGGGTGAACATTCCATTTGCCCGATGCGGACTGACCGATAATCACCAGCGCTGTCAGGTCTTTTGCTGCCGATAAGTCCAGCCCGGCGTAACATTTGCCCACGATGGGTTCCAGTTCGCCGGCACACTCCATCCACGTATTGCGTGAAATAAACGGCGACACCAGTGATACCCGTTGATTTAACACCAGATTCCGGAACCGGTTCTCTTCCGATGGCATTCGCGCCGCCCGCTTGGCCTGCCCCTCAACTTCTTCCAGTGACAGAAAGATACCCAACGCCGGGTTGGCCGCTTTCCATGCGTCAGGGTCGGTAATGGCCAAGTCCATGGGTGCAGAGTGGACATGTGACACGATTTTTGGATCGTTAGAATTCGCCGCATCATCCAGCCAGAGACTGAGTAAATCCGCATCCGTGGGCGCTTGCGTACTAATCGCCACCAGTAACGGACGTTTATGCGCGCCCTGTGAGGTCGTAATGGCATCAATGAAATCGTTCTGCGGGCCTCTGACCTGCCCGACCTCATCCAGTATCGCCAGTACCGGAGAAAGCCCGTGTGTTGTTTTACCATCGGCAGACAGGGCTTTGTATTCAACATTACAGGGTTTGCCAATCAGCCGCTTGCCGCTGGGCACAATGTGGATCAGGGACTGTAACCGGGGGTTCAGGTTAATCATCTTGACCGCCAGATTGAACACAATCGCCGCCTGTTCACGGCTCATGGCCCCGCTGACGATTTGGGAGTTCTGCACCGCTTCCGGCCCCACCAGATGGGCCAATAATATGCCGGCAATGAGACCGGTCTTGCCGTTCTTGCGGGCAATCGATAAATAGGCCGTACGCGTCCCGCTGGGGTTATCGTAAATCTCCCGGATAAACTTTTGCTGAAACGCCTCCAGTCTGAGGGGTTTCCCGAACAGCGCGCCCTCGGGGACAAAGCAAAAGCGCTCAATAAACGCGATCACCTTTTCACCCCGTGATAACTGACTGACCATGCCCTCTCCTTAATGCCACGGTGAAGCCAGTAACTCATCACCCTCAACCTCCCCTAACAGGGCGCGCGCTTCGGCATCATTCTGATTCTTGTTGCGCTGATCACGGCTTTCACCGTTCGTGGCGCGTGAGTGGATTTGCAGACCGGAACGCTGAGCGATAATCACGCGGGTTAACTCCAGTTTGTATTTGCGGTTTTCTTTGATGGCTTTCTCGTCGCGCCCGTCCGAGTAATCTGACTCCAACTGGCGAAGATAGTGACTGACGGCCATCAGGGCATACTGGTTATTGGCCAGACTGACCGCCTCGATCAGATCGGACGGGGTCCATAAATGGAGGGCCTTGGTGCGGATATTGTCGTTATAGAAATCGATGGCCTCCGGCATTAAACCGGCGTGCGCCGGGGGTTCAATGGTGTCCTGAAAGGCGTTGACAATCGCCTGCATTTTGCCTTTGAGGCTGTCAGAACGCGTACGCTTTGTCATTGTCAGCCTCCTTTCAATGTCAAGCGGTTAAGGATCTTTTTTGTTAAAAAACTGCGTTAGCGTTATTTTTGCGGGACGGCGGCGGTCTTTGAGGGCTTGCCCGGCACTTTTTACTCGCCCTCCCCGTGATGATGTCACCCGTCATCATTGCCTTTCTTTCACTTTCCCGTTGAATCAATTTCAGGCAGTTATTGGTGCCAGTGTGAGTGAGCATCCAGCGGATAACCGTTTGCATCACAGCCGATGTCCTGACCGCGCTTCTCGATACGCTGTTTAGTCGAGTTATGATGTGAGGCGCACAGTGACTGCCAGTTCTTTTTGTCCCAGAATAAACGCTGCGCCGCTTTGATGGCCGCGCTGTGACGAGTATTCATGGCGTCTTTGAGTTTATGCGGGACTATGTGGTCTACAACGGTGGCGGCGGTTAATCTGCCCTGCTGCCGGCACATCACACACAGGGGGTGGTGTTGCAGGAAAGTCAGCCGGGCTTTATTCCATTTACTGCCATAGATACGGGATGACATGAAATGCCCTCCATAAAGCAAAAAACCACCCGAAGGTGGTTAGTTATCAGATGTTAAACATAGCCTCTTCTGTACATATCAAGAAAATCGGGTACTTGAGACCAAAGGATACAGAAGTAATAGGATGAGACAATAAATACCCCTCCGAGCAAAATGACAATCAGCCAGTGAAGTGACGTGTCATTTTTCTTACCATCTCTGAATGTAGCTATTACTCCAATTAATGAGCCTATTACTGCAACCGTAGCTGCAATCGTCATAACAACATAAATAATCAGGACCATTCCCATAACGACCAACTCCCTTTGTTTATTAATCTCATTGAAGTTTTAGTCTACTTAATACTTAGGTTGCTGTCAGTGTCCTAAAACACAGGTAATGCACGATAAACGGACTTGGCTTTTCTGTATGGCAATCGTGATTCGTGAATCATGATGGCAATGTAAGCCGTCTCTCCGGCTGTCACATCACTTCGTCTGCCTACAGCGGATGTTGCTGATAATGACCTGTTATTCTCAGGGGCATGGGTTATTTTTGATTCTGTCAGTACGCTCGATGAAAAGGAGACATGTCATAGCTAATACCGACAGACGGCGATAACCCGGCGCGAGTAAAACTAATGCCTCATGACCGTCATACTCAAATGGAATGATGTTACTCATGCGTATTACCTGCTCTATGAAATGAACCTTCGCCGAAATAGGAAACCAGCCCACCGAAGGCTCGCCAGCCATAACTGGTGACCTCGAAGGCTCATTTCGATAGGGTTAGGTTCGGTGTAATTAAGATGCGCTTTCGGTGCGCGGTGAAAATAAAAATGCCACCAGTCCGTATGCGTAGGATACGCGGTGAGAACGAAGTGGCAGCATGAGTTATCTGTATTCCTTTAACCACTCAGGGAATGGGTAAAGAAATATTGGGTTTAGTTTCAAGTGTTAATCAATTGTTAAGAATTATTCGCTTGTTGTTACGGTGTGATGGGTTTATTAGATTTACCAGTTTTTGTGATGATAACGTTGTAAACGATGCGGAGAATAACTATGAAAAAGTATCTTCTTCTTTGCCTAGTGGCAGGCACTGCGCTTTTAGCATCAATGCAGACCTACGCTTCGATTTGCGAGTATATGAATGGTAAGGATTGGGTTAGCTGCATGACTTCATGCATAGCACTTTACCATGATTACGGTACTTGCCTATCTTTATAATAACTTCCGATAGGACGGTAGTGCTTACACCGTCCTCTCACCCACACTGCGTCCTAACATACTCCTGCAATCCCAAGATCATTTGCTCAGAGGTTGCGATTCGTTCTCTGAGTAGCCAATAATTTCTGACAGCGGAGTCTGTAGGTCTGGCGGTGGCTGCATCATCCATGTCGGGGGTGGTAGTGGTTTCAGGCACTGGACACTTGGCTTTGATGTACACCCGCTCAGGATGAGCAAGAGAAGCAACGTGCAGCCTGTCAATTTCAGTCTTAGCATTGGCGAGTTCCTGAGTGTGTTTGGTGTCTAACTCATGCAGCATGTCAATGTGCGTGTTCTGGTAGTTAATTCGGTCGGTCAGTTGCTGGATTTCAGTTAACTGGTCGCTATTGATACCGAGCTGTTTCTTATATCCAGAGCGATAGAGGTAAGCGGCACCGGAAGCAATAATTAGCGCAATAATCACGCCATAGGTAAAATTGAGCTTCATGATAAAAACACCTGGCGTTCAGATGCCCTACGCTTAGTCAGACCATTCATCACTTTACCCGCTGCCTTATCCCATCTCTGGAACTCATCGGCTGCACTTTGGTAGTCACCCGCATTGAGCTTCTTCAGCAAGGTAGAATGAACAAAGTTACCTGCACCACAATTGAAGATGAACGAGCACAGGGCATCGAACTGTCCCTGAGTCAGTGACACCTTCACGGCTGATTCAAGGGTGAGGTAAATAGGCTGAAGGTCATCATGCAGGAATGCTTCGGCCTGCTGTTCAGTGATAACTTGCCCTGGCTTAACGTCTTTTGTGTGACCGTAGCCGATTGTCCACGGAATACCACCCGTTGCCGGATCGGGATAGGCTTTCAGTTTCAGGCCTTCATATTGCTTGATGAAGCTCAATCCATTCTCGCTGATTTTCATCTGTGCACCCCGAACTTGTTTTTGAAGAAGGTAAAGACCGCATCAAGAATGGAACCAATCTTCTTCGTACCTAAAAAGCCAATGAGGACACCGAAGAACTGAGCCAGACTCAGCGGTAATTGAGCATACTCCAGCGCGTTAATAATCCCGACACTGATTGCCGCACAGATAAAGGCTTCGACTAATGAGGCTTTCCAGCCTGAGCCATCCCTTTTCTCCCGGGCAAATGCTGTCGATGCAGCCAGAAACATGCCACCCAGAAAAGGAGCATTGATAATTAACCAGTCCCAGACATGCGCCCAGAACTCCGTGTCTTTTTCAGTCATACGCATATTTCCACCCCATCAGAACAATGGGCGTCCGTGGGGTGAGTCTGTGGTCGCCCCTGTGAGTTGTAGTAAATAGGTTGCCAGCCGCAATAGGAGATACTGAGGTTGTAGGAGTGATTGCGGTGGCAGATACGAAAAAGGCCGCATTAAGCAGCCTTGAACTTTTTTACATTTAAAACTAAATAACCTGTAAATCAGGAGACCAAATCCCAATCACAAAATGTCATATCATTTTGTCCTGGCTGCCAAGAAACCCATTCACTATTACCATATGCATCGAACACTTGGATACTTGGAACTTCATTGCCACTGGGATCATTAATAGTGATCATTCCAAGTACCATACCAGCAGACCAAACCTTACGACGCACTTGTTTACCCAAGTACATCTGAATCATCGCCCACGGGAATGAACCAACAGGTGCAACTGTATCATTGGCAATTGTAACCTTGACCTTATATTGGTCAGGATTAAACGAACATGGTTTACTATCCAGCTTATTAACATCAGACATAAACACCTCACTTTATTATTCGTTAAAGGTCATTTCATCCTACTGCTAACTAGCCAGTTAATATTACTGAGGTCAGGTTCCTATCTCAATTGAATAGCCTGTGACAGAATCAATACGCCTTAAAATAGGGTGGCACATTATAAAGTTTATCTGTTAGTCGAGTGCGTAATTCAGTGAGGTGTATATTTGAAGTTTGGTGCTGATAACTTATTTCCCGCTTGGTTTCTCTCTTCCAGTCCAATAGCGATCATGCTCTTCTGGTGTAGCACTTTGCCCCTCAAAAGCATCACTAACTTTCAGTCCATCGGGTAAAAGTGCCCAAGCAACGTAAAAATATCGGGGTTCAAACTCTTCGCCTATCCATCGATAGATGCCGTTATATTCTTTTTCATTCCAAAAATGAACATAACCAATATGCCAGCCATCGCAAGGATTTAAAACCAGTACCTCTTTGCCATCCATATCAAATGTAGGTTGCTCAGATGCAGGGCGAATAATTAAAGACTCTTTGACTGGTGCAGGCATTCATTCCCCCAGAAAGCAAAAAACCCCGCACTGGGCGAGGTCTGAAATTAATAAGCTGTGTGACATTGCTATCACTCTTATCACAATATACTGACTTTTGTAATTACGCAACCTTATCAATGATTTCTTTTTGTGCACATTTATCCAGTTCTAAAACCACATCTGAGACAGCCAGTACACCTTCAATAAATCCCTCGGCGGCCTGTAACCGTTTGGCGACTTCGTTATGAGAAATACCCAACTTAATCCCCATCGGTCTGAGTGGCAGTGCCTTGATGTAGTGCAATACAATCAGCTGGTAGGAATACGGATTATGCTTCTTCAACCGCAGAACGGCTGCATCGATAGCAAACCCGTCATCATCACAACACTGGATGCGACTTTTTCGGGTGCTGGGTGCCAGCCCCTTAAATCCGGCCGCAATGGGTGCCCAATCAACCGCACTGTGACCATCACCAGCCCATGCGCCCCATTGACTTAATATCATCTGCATATTACGCATTTACACTCTCCCTCAGCAGCCGACCCTTGACGCTATTTTCTTTCTGACAGTGTAACTGATTAAATACTTTCAACATGTCTCTACTGCCTCCCTTTCCCGGCAATACGGTGTTGTCTCAAATGCACTGTTTGTTGTCTCGTGTTGTCTCAAATTAAAAATATAAATAATTAAAATTCATAGAGTTAATAAAAATGAGACAACAGAGACAACTGAGACAACAGGTTTGAGTTCTTGTGTGATAAATCAGGCTTCTTCATCCGATTCAGGGATTAGTACCATGACATACGCCCGCTGCTGAATGCCCCCTAAATGCTTAAGGCGGGGCGTTTTTCCCTGAAAACTCCTTCCACTGGCTGGCTTTTTCAGGATGCCTTTTTTGGCTAAGACATCGGCAAACATATCCGTATTAAACCCCCGGGAAATTTCCTGTTTGAATGTGGCAGGCAGCGTATAAAAGGTTATGGGCGCATCATCATGGATACCTTTCTTTTCCCGGTAACCGGCTAAATCCCGTATAGGCAGATCCCTTTCATCATAGGGCAGAGGGGCATAACGGCTCATTCCGTAAGCATTGAGAAACGAAACCGCTTGTTCAACAATTTGTTCAAGCTCTTTGTTCCCCGTACCAAACTCAGCCACCCAGACATTAAAGATATATTGCAGAGCATCCTGACACTCTCGTTCATCCCATCCGGTCACAACGCGCCCCAATATCATGGCCGCTTCCAGAGCAGCAAATCGATCACTGACCCGTTGCACCTGTTCACCGTAGCTTTCAGGAATTAACTTACTCCATCGGGCTTGGGCATCAATATAGGTTTGTCTGGCCTCCTTCTGGTGTGAAGAGAGGTAATCAATCCATTTTCGTCCCGCTGCGCCATGGTGCTCCCGACAGCCTTGTTTTAAAGCGTCAGCGTGGGCCTTGCCATTTTCCAGACCGTGCAATTCCTTAGCGCGCTCCATCGGAATATTCAGCAACCTGACCAATTGCCCGGCATTAATTTTGATACCGGCTTCAATGAGGAATGTCGGAATATCTTTTTCACCTGTACTGATCGCAACGGTTCGCCAGCTTGCCATGGGTCGGTTGCCGCCCTCTTTAGCACCCTGAATCTTGCCTTTACCGTTAAACAGCGTATAGGCTGACATATGAACATATTTCGGGTTTGCGCCCTGTCCGACTTCATCCAGTGATAACAGACCATCATTATGAGCCAGTGCTTCATTGGCAATACCTAATGCAGTGCCGTACCATGTCAGGCGCTGCTTATCGGGTTCACCGTATAAGCTGGTTGCAATATCGGCGGTTGTCGTTTTTCCCGCGGTGGATTGAGCATACAAATGAATACCGAAGCCATCAGTTCCCACGATACCCGCCAAAGGTGCAGCTAATGCAGTCGCAATCCCCAGCATCATAAACGGGTTATTATTCGCCAGTGTGGCTACATGCTTACGCCAGCTTTCTGCTGTTCCTGAGACGGTGTAGGCATTTGCTGACGCACTGCCCCCCACAAATAACACCGGTTGTTCTGGCTTACCGATGATGGAACCATCAGGCATGATATATGCGCCTTTGTGCCAGCCTGTTTTAGTGGTAACGCTCCATGTTTCTTGTGCCGGGTTTCGGATAAACCAATCGCCCAGAATGGCCCTGAGATGGTTTTTAGTGGTGACCTGTACACCCGCCGCTTTCAGTATCCGCCATCCCTCACGTTCACCCACATGAGCCGAGGAAATACCTTTAATCACGGGCTCTTTCTTACCCTGGGCTTTCCAACGAAAAATAAGATATTGATCATCTTCATCACCATCCAGCGTCCCCGTTCCAATGACTTCAACAAAGGAGCATAGCCATTGCTCAGGTTTGATAATCTCGCCTGTTTCTTTATCTAATTTAGGGGTGATATGAAAAATTCCCTCTTTTCGGGCTTGAGTGAACGGTATTAACGGATCACGCTCTTTTGCCCGGTGTTCGTCCAGATTAATGACGACTGATTTTGGTACTGACATATTCGCTTCCACCTGATACAACCCTTCCCTGAATGCCTGCTTTGCTGACTCAATACCGTGCTGCTGGCGATAATCGTCCCAATCGGCCTTGTATTCTGTTGGCGGTAATGTGATCCACCCGTCAATAGCCTTAGCTGTCTTCTCCGCTGCAATCTTGCCGACGTTCTTCTTGGGCTTGCCTTTGTTGTCCAGTTCCTCCGGTGCGTGCCAGTCATTGTCGGCGGCAAGGATGATTTTCACATCTGGCCACCGTTCTCTGACTTGTTTAGCCACCGTCGGTAAATTGCCTTCATCAATCGCAGCCAGTACCCAGCCCTCATACAATTGACTCACCGTTAAGGCGGTTGCATAGCCCTCCGTAATGATGATTGTGTCTGGTATTCCGATTACAGGTGATAAGGGGATAACACTCCCCTTTTTTTGAGTACCAGCGACAAGACGTTTTTCACCCTTCGGATTGATAATTTGCGCACCGGTGATTGTGCCGTCCAGTGCCTGAGTGACCAGCAACAACGAACCGTCATTCAGCAGTCTCTGATTGGGGCATGGCAGCCCCTTTTTGGTCAGATAATCAGATTGTCCGATAGTGGACTGAGCCACCAGCTTGTTCACTTTCTCAGTTATCAGAGGAGCCTCTGATTTTGGCGCCTCCTTTCTGGCAGGCTGGGGTTCAGGTAATGGAAGTAATAAAGCCTCAGAAACCACCTTAACCGCTTCAATTACCGTGATACCTTTAGCTTTCGAGAGTAAATCAAAACCGTCTCCGTGGTTCGGGTGTTCACACTGGCGACAATGCCAGTTGCCGTCTCCGTGGTCGTCTATGAAGTGAAAGCGATCATTCCCGCCACAGATAGGGCAAGCACCATGCTTACCCTTTGCCGGAACGTCCACACCACAAGCAGATAACAAGCCTTGCCACTGATTTTGTGCTGCTGATTTCACCGAACGAATACCAATATGACTTACCATTTCGGGAATCCCTCGCGGTGATGGAGTTCAAACTGAGCATTTTGTTCTGTGTCGTTCAGCGCTTCGGCGATCCTCGGCAAGTGCATCAATGCTTCACCGATACGGCGTAAATCTTCCCTTGCCTGACGATTATCATAGCTTTCATTATCAACTGACCAGAACGCCATCTCCCCCATTGCCGACATTGCCGCCATCACGCTGCTCAATGCCCCTTCGGAGTTTTTACGCAGATCTTTGAGTTCTTCGGTGCTCATGGCGTCGAAATTAGTACGTACCAAATGGTTATAGATATCAGACATAATCAGGCTCTCCCTGCGTAGGTGTATTCGTTAGTGAAACGGCTTAACGGCATGATGATCGGGCTTTGATAACCCTCACGGACAAAGGTCACGCGATTAAAGGCAACTGACAGCACTTGTACAGTTTCCCCGTTCTTGTGAGCGTAATAGTCACGGGGTTCAGGATTGCGCATGGTTCACCCCCTGGCGGGAAACGAATATCAGGGAAGAGATGCCAGCCAATAGACGGGCTTCACCTTCGCTGTCTGCCAGTACCGTGATAAGGCGCACCGGATGAATATCCACCAGTCGCTGAGTGCCTGATGCAATTAGGAATGTAAATTTGAGGCGAGTTTGGTTATGCTGTTGTATAGCCATAATCGTTACTCCAGTTAACGGTTGTTGGTTAGACGCCTCGATAGTGGTTCCAAGCACTTTCGGGGCGTTGCTGTTTTTGCAATCTATACCTAGTAAAGTGGTTAGCACTAAATCAACTAAGTGATATACACCATACATCAAGGTGATATGCACTTCAACAGTTTTTTCATGTATACTGCTATACACCAATTCAAATGGAGTGTTTAGCATGTCAACAGGTAACATCAACAATAAATCGGTACAATTAGCATCCCGTGTTCCGCATGAAGTTGCTGAATTGCTTGAAATAACTCGAAAAGAGGGTGAAAGCGTAGGAAGATTTATCGCAACTGCAATAAAAAATGAAGCCGAGCGTCGACAATATAGGGAAAGCGATACAAACCAACTCTTGTCAGATTTGAATGACACCCTAAAAGCATTCAAGCAAATTGAGGATGTAGGAACAAAAATTAAGGCTGATTTGCAATCAATTGTCACAACAGCCAGTAATGAGATTAAACGCCGACAGCACAAAGCCAAATCATCATCTGAGCAATAACCAACCAAACCTCTTAAAGATATGAGGTTCTTAACCTGTTGTAATTCCTTGTAAACCAAATTTGGTTTTCGCCAAAGGGTAGCATTCGCCGTGCTATCCTTTTCTTTTTGCACACCTCTAAATGATGACTGCAAAGTTTGCGCGTCGCTAAAAGATACGCGGGTATTATGACCAGACTGCATATTTGCAGCTTGATTAGATATCAATGAGTTATCGTCAAAGTGGGAATTTGTACTTTGATTCCCCCATTTCGGAGGAACATAGAGTATTTTGTGACCGCTCATCAAATTACCCCCCAATGCGCCCGGTAGGGTTCATCAATGTTGCGAACAGCTCAATACGGCGGCTTACTTCCTTTAGGGCTTGTGTGGGTGATTGACCCGCGCTCCTTGCATCCTGAAAAGCGGCCTGTTCAATCTTCTGAATACAGACAAGTAATCCTAATTGTTGTTCGTCTGCGTTCTGACGTTCACCATCCATTAAACCCGCAAAACGATTCTCAGTACGGGCAAGGTTGATATAATGGTGACGCTCTGCACCTAAATCCCTTAACGCATCGCGTGACTCATGGTAGTTCGGCAGATATTCACGGCGAATAGGTTCAACCGCTCGCTTCTTAGCAAAGGCTTTTGTTACGTCCAGCTTAAAGTGAACCATCAGCTCATGATCACGCCCTCGCACAAGGCGGCACATAAAATCGAACTGGTTTTCGTTGAGTAAATAATAGCGATTGTACTTAATTCCTCGCGCCCCAACCTCTTTCACTGCTGCGATTTCAAATGACGGCAGTGAACCAAACTCCCTTAGCTGCTTAATGTTGGCTTTGATTAGCTTATATAAGCTACGGTGTTGTAATCCGACACGCTTTGCAAACAAGCGGCTATCTATTCTCGATTCAGTTCTGTGCTGAACTAAAATAGGCTCCTGGCTGTTTTCAGCGTAAACAAGTCCCTGACCATTTAAGGCCGCATTTTTTGATGTCATAATTTTACCCTGTCTTAATTAATTTGATTTTCGGCTATAGGGGTTATTTACGTTTTCTACTGTTGGCGGATTACGTACCCAATGAAGCAGATCACTGAGCAACCAAGCACAGGAATTGCGGCCTAACGGCTTACGGGCTGGGAAGCGCCCTTCGTTTTCCAGTTTCCATGCTGATGTTCTGGAAATAGAAGTGATGTGCTGGCGTTCCTTTTCACGCACAAGACGATCATAAGGTTCGCCATACTCGGAAAGGATAGAGCGACGTTCTTCTGGCGTAGGAGTTGTATATTGAATGGTCATGTTACCCTCACTGTTTCGTTGTTTTTGTGAGGGTATTTTCTACGCTTAAAGTAAGCCTATCATCAGAAAGGAAAAAATAATTTAATCTTATAAATTTATCATTCAATTATTTATTAGAAATTTCTCGCTCTATTTTTTCTAAAGTTTCATAAGTAAATAATTTCTCTGAAAATGGTTTGATGGTTTGAGCGATCTGAATAGAATCATATTCCCCTTCTGGGTATAGTGTCACAGATAGCACTCCACTGGTTATTGAGTTTCCTGTAGCAAGTTGCCATAACTGCAAGTCGAAGAAAGCGAAAATATTGTAATTAATTATTTTAGTTTTAATAACTCCCCAAGAATTATTAATTAATGACAGAGTTTCTTCGAGGTCTAATTCCTTTCGCCATTTTTTTAATAACACTCGTAAATCTTCAATAATTGTCTCATCTTGATGTGTCATTAAATTTATACCACAAATAACACCATTCCAAGATGTTATGCTCATTCCGTGAATTTCATATGCAGACAGATGATTGTTTTTTACACTTTCATTTTTGATATGAACATTAATATCACGCAAGTCATCTATGAATACACTTAAATTACCGATAGAAATAGGAGTAATAGATGATGATGAGCTGATATTTAAATTACTATCAGATTGTTTTATTGTCATTGCATCCCGATCAGAATAAAACTCACCACAATATAAATCATTATCGAAATATCCCTCCTTGTTATATCTTCCTGTAAGTAAGTCATTGCATCTACAGCATATTAAATAAGCAATTTCATCATCAGGTAATGCTTTTATTTTATTGTATTTTTCAATCTCAAACCATTTTGGTAAATCGCTTTTTTTATTAATTCTCATTTCTGCCCAGTCTTTAATATAACCACGTTTTCATAATTACCCGCCAATACATCCAGTTGTTCACACCACTGGTTTAAAGCGTCCAGTTTCTCTGTTAAATATTGGCTCTTGTTGTATATCGCCATAATGCCCGGCAGTGCATGGCCTAACAGTTGTTCAACTACATGAGGCGCTACGCCCATATCATTTAGTTTAGTTGCTAAGGTGCGCCTTAAGTCATGTAATGTCCATTTTTCCGTATGGCCTAATTTTTTCCATATATTAGCCCCATATTTCGCTACTGTTGCACCGTATTTTAATTCACCAAGAAAATAACTGCTTTTATGGTTTTGGTAGATAAGTTCTTCTAAAAATTGTTTCATACATGCTGGTATTGGGCGAATTATTTTACCACCAGACTTACTATGTTCCTTTGGAACAGTCCATAACATGGAATTAAAATCCCATTCCGAACATTTCGATAATCTAACCTCTTGAGTTCTACAGCCAAACACAATCAAGACTATTAATAAGTTACTGTAATAAGGAATGTAAGTATTGGTATTTATGGATTTCCATAATTGACCCAACTCACCATCGCTTAAAAACCGATCGATTTTATTTTGCACTTTACCTACATCTGGAATGGTTAAATCATCCAAAGCGTTACTAATAGCAAATTTCCTTACACGGCAGAACGTTAAGGCTTGTTTGCATAATTGGAATATAATTCCAGAAGAAACGGGAGATTTCTTTTTTATATTATCAAAACATTGAAGCCAATAGCGTGTTTCACAGTCTGATAATGCCATATTCCCAATATTAGGATAAATATACTTATTTAGTTGAGCTATATGTTTATCAATACCTACGCGGTTGTCTTTCCCATAGTTTTCTATCCAATATTCGATAGCATCTTTTACAGTGACTGGTTTTAATGATTCCTGCATGTCCAAACCAAACTGTAGCTTTGGATCTTTACCAGAAGCCAGCCAGTTACGGCATTTGTCCCGCGTTTCACGAGCCTGTTTGAGACTCATATCAGGATAGCGACCAATGGTAAGGCGGTTTAGCTTCTTACCATCAAGCCGATATGTAAAGACCCAACTAATGCCACCTACTTTAGATGTTTTTGCACTCAATCCCGCTCCATCGGCAAAAAACTCTATCTTGTCGTTCTTTCTGCCAAGTAAAACCTTAAGTTTTTTGTCACTGAGCTTGTTTAGTTCGTTAGCCATGATCACCTAAGATATTTATACAAATATTTATACATAGTGTGCTGCAAGAATGGGAAAACGTCAATAAACACTGGAACAATAGACAGTGTAATTTTTTATTATCTATATGATTTATAATAAAATAATAAAACCTCACGCAAACACAAAAACATAAAGTAATACAACATGGTATGACTTTACCAATGTATCCCTATATATTTGTTCAATGAATCGGAAGCTATTCTATTATTTATTACTGGTTTATTAATTTGAAATATAAGAAAATTCACCTACATCAGTTTGTTTTTCAGACTGCCATTTTTTATTTACTGGATTAATCAGTTTTCTGGATGTTCCTTATCAATATACAGCGCAGCGCTCCAGTTACTGTAAGTACAGACAAATATGGAAGGGTCTTTGCTTGAATAAGACTTAGCAATGGATTTGATTTTTTCTGCCAGTTGAAGAGAGCCTAATGAAGAATTACCAATATACGTTCCACTTGGAAGGCGATGCCACTTTCCATCGGGGAAACGTATAGAGCGACTGAACTGATTGCCTGCCATCCTTTTATGTAGCTTTTCATATCCCGCAGACCCCGTACCATACAGTTCTACTCGAACTAAATAACTTGCCATTTCTCTTTCCTTGTCTTGACTGCCAAATAGTCAAACTATCAGTTTTTCTTCTCTGATAAAAGTGAGAAAAACGAGAAGAAATTTGGCATTAATGGCAATTTAAGCATTGGGGATATTTATGGCGGTTATTTCGACATCCTCTGTAGTTCTGAAACCCAGTTTGGTTCAGAGAACAATTGCCTCCCGACAGCTACTAAGTCAATTTGCTGGTTATCTAACTGCCGTATCAGTACTTCTAAGTCAGAACTGTAAGCTGAACACCCTGATAATGACAAATCGGTCGAACCACCTGCAATGGTAGGAAGTTCTGTCAATTCTTTCGCCCATACAGCTAAACTACGATCTGAATTCCGAAAAGCAGGTTGGCCGAAATGGCCATCTGAAGCATGTAATATAGTTGTACCAGCCTGAACAATCGGATCCAGCAAGGTTTCTAAGTCCTGCGGACTGGTTGCAATAGCCGCGTTATTGGCACCCATCTTCCATTGCGAAAATAAAAAAGAGATCGGGAACAAACGGTCGGTAGCTCTGCGCACCGCGGCGATTATCTGCGCCGCAAATTGCGCACGATTACGGATGGATCCGCCCCATACATCTTCGCGGCGGTTCGTATTTGCCCAAAGGAACTGATCTATCAGATAACCATGTGCCCCATGAATTTCTACACCGTCAAATCCTACTGACTGGGCAAAACTGGCCGTTTCCGCAAAAGAAGCAATAATCTCATCAATGTCGTCCAGCGTCATGGTTTTGCCATATGAGCCACGTGTGGCAGAAAATCCCGACGGGCTCCAGACCAGTGACGGCTCAAGTCGCCCTGAATCATCGGCACCCGGATGAAATAATTGCGCAAAAATAACTCCGCCAGTAGCATGTACGGCCTTAACCATTTCAAAAAAGTATGCTTCTGAGCCAGATCCCAAGCGGGATAAATCCGTTTTTTCTCCTGCGGAGGGATGATTGATATAGGAAGCCTCCGTGATAACCAGACCAGCGCCTTCGTTAGTTGCACACTGGCAAGAGTGCTCTGCCATCTTTTTCCCTGACACTTCTCCGAATGAGCGCTCCTGCTCTATTGAAGCCATAACAAAACGGTTTTGTAATTTCAGGGTACCTAGTTCAAATGGCTTGAATAATGAGGTGATGGAATCTTTCATGCTAGCGTTCACTCCTTAATAGCAGGCCCGAATACTTTAGCTTTGTTTTAATACAGGATTACTAAGGTATGCATTTTGTATATTGCTGATATTAAAGCATACAGTGTATTTTAATTGTTAACAAATTTTGGAGTATTTTATTTTCCACTTATTAATTTCCGTATAAATAAGCCAATATCGTTCATATAGATTTAAATATGATAGATCATCCGCTTTGATTAATCTGGTTATGTCCTCAATTTATTAAGTCATGGCCGGATTGTTACTGAAAAAGGCAGGATGTTATATAAACATAAATTAAAGAAGAAGGAACCTTATTATTTACTTTATAGACTAAAAATGTTTACTTCTTAAAAAACTTACCGATGAAATAAAATAATTACCTTAGTACCCAATAGAAAGCCCAAATGGGCTTTCTATTACTCTAATATATTAGCCTACTATCCCGACCCTATGCACAAACACCCCAGACTGACTAGTACTAGTAGCACTTCTACCATCAGCAGCTAATGTAAAAGCAAACTTATAATATTTCGGCTCCGACCCCCCAACGCCCAGTGGATAGATATACTCTATCTCCAGCCCACCGACAGGTAACAACATAGTAACATACCCAGAAAACACTGAATGACCAGACGTCCCACATATTAAATATTTTCCCCTGACATCTTCCGAAAAATGAATTGTATCCACAAGGCCTTCATCGCCAGGATCACCTGGAAATCCCCATCCCATTTTCCCCTTGGGTAGAGGAACCCACCTAATATTTTTTAATGCCTCTTTAGATTGGTATCGTTCATCGGATTCTGCTTTTGTATAACTCACCCCTTTGGATTCGTATCGTCCATCAGATTCGGCTTTTGTATAACTCACCCCTTTGGATTCGTATCGCCCATCAGATTCTCCTTTCGTATAACTTACCCCTTTGGATTCGTATCGCCCATCAGATTCTCCTTTCGTATAACTTACCCCTTTGGATTCGTATCGCCCATCAGATTCTCCCTTTGTATAGCTCACCCCTTTGGATTCATATCGCCCATCAGATTCTCCCTTTGTATAGCTCACCCCTTTGGATTCATATCGCCCATCAGATTCGGCTTTACTATAAGCGCCCACATCATCGGCAGTCAGATCAGCTTTTAACTCCACCCAGGCATTCCCTGTTTTTGGCTCTTCCTTGTTGTTATCAATACGGGATTGCCAGAGTTTTTGTTTATGGTAAACCAACCCACGCAAAGGATAAGGCTGGCCTTCTATAGCCCACTGTGATGCACCAAAAGTCTGAATCTCGCCCACTGCTTCCGTAATATCGTGAAAAATGCCATTCATTTTTTCACGTTCAATCTCCCTTGCTGTAGGATCTTCATTTTGGTCAAGCCCGTATGCAGCACCGTACCCTTTAGCATATGAGACAGCCCCCTCTGATTGGGCCTCATCAGGTACAGAAACTCTATCTCCTTGCGCGGCAAAAGGAACTTTAAATTGTTTTGTCATGGTATTAAGCTCCGAAATGGCTGTTAAAGAAGTTGGCATGTGAATAGCCAAAGCCAAAGATATTACTGACACTGTTTTCGGCTTGGTTTCGTGTGACAGTCTGCTTTTCCCTGATTGAGCTATCAGGGAGCACATCATCTTTTTTCGTCGTCTTATTCGGTTTATTATTTTGAGAATTCAT